ATGAATATGTCATCAGTGGAAATGCGACAGAGGCGTATAAAAAGATATATACAAGAATAAAAAATGATAGCGTAGCAAGGTCGGCGGGCAATAGAATGTTGACAAATGTTAGCATTAAATCCTATATTGACGAAAAATTAAAAGAATTATCTGACAAAAAAGTTGCGAATCAACAAGAAGTGCTTGAATACCTCACAGCTGTAATGAGAGGAGAAAGTAACTCAGAAGTAGTCGTCATAGAAGGGCAAGGCGAAGGAGTGAGCAGGGCTAAGCCCATGCAAAAAGCTCCTGATGAGAGGGAAAGACTTAAAGCTGCAGAATTACTCGGTAAGCGCATGGGGCTGTTTAAAGAAAGAATTGAGCTAAGCACAGATGAGCCTAGCAAGAAGCTGTCCGACATACTGGATCAGCTGGGAGGTGAGGGTCTTGAAGAGTAGCTTCCCGCTTTCTGATAAGTATATCGACTTCATAAATTCAACAAAGGGAGTCAATGCAGACTTCCTGGAAGGCACAACGGCATCAGGCAAGACTACTGTAGGCGCTGGGGTAAAGTTTATGAAGATGGTTAGTGCGAGTAAAAAGAAACTGCATATAATAGCAGCCAAGACTACCGGAGTTGCAGAGAAGAACATCATACAACAGGATAACGGAATATTAGACATACACAATACAGCTATTTATTGCGGTAATGGAGATAAGGACAATAAGATACCGCATATAAAGTTTGAGGGTAAAATAATATATGTTCTTGGCTATGATAACAGAGATAAGTGGGAGCTTGTCCTTGGATCACAGTTTGGATGTGTGTACATTGATGAGATTAACACGGCTAATATTAAGTTTGTCAGAGAGATATCAACAAGAAATGATTATCTGATGGCAACGCTGAATCCAGATAATCCTGATTTACCCGTATACAAAGAATTTGTAAACAGGTCAAGGCCTTATAAGAAGTATGAGCAGGACGTCCCTAAAGAAATATTGGAAGAGTTAAAAGAAAAGCCGGTACAAGGATGGAAGTACTGGTTTTTTTCGTTCAGAGATAACTTAAGCTTAACAGAAGAGCAGATTGCTAAAAAGATAGAGTCTGCTCCTGCAGGAACAAAGCTTTACAAGAACAAAATTCAAGGTTTACGAGGTAAAGCTACAGGCTTGATATTCCCTAACTTTGACAGAAAGAAGCATGTTATAAGCACTGCAGAGGCGAAGAAGTACGAGTTTAGGAAGTTTAGTGCAGCGCTGGATACAGCTTACTCCAGCAAGAGTCCTGACACTATAGCAATGGTATTCCAAGGCATTACCAAGTGCCGTAAGGTTATAACTCTTACTGAAAAAGTATACAACAACGCTAACCTTGATACGCCTTTGGCACCGTCTGATACAGTTAAAAAATTTATTGATTTTCTTGATGAGAATAAAGATAAATGGGGCTTGGTAAGAGATGTATTTATAGACAGTGCAGACCAAGCGACCATAACAGAGCTTAATAAGTACAAGAGGCTGAACGGCTCAATATATAAATTCAACAATGCCTATAAGGCTATGAAGATTATAGACCGTATAAATCTAATGCTTGGATGGATACAGCAAGGCGCATACTTAGTGTGTGATAGCTGTACAGAGCATCTTAAAGAGATTGATACATACAGCTGGAAAGAGGATAAGGATGAACCGGAAGATGCAAACGACCATACCATAAATGCAAGCCAGTATTCGTGGATACCGTATAAGCATCTTATAGGATTTGAAGAGAAAGAGAGACCGGATGAGGATAATGGAGACTATTAAAAAGAGTATAAGAAGCTGGCTAGAGATACAGCCGGCAGACCCTTACACAATAAAAATAATAGATAGCATAGACTTTGAGACGAACGCTATCCGTAACAAAATCTGGTATCGTGGCGACAGTAATGAACTTGAACAGTTATACGGACAGTTGCTTGAACAGGCAGATAAGTATAAGTTTTGGGCGTCAAAAAGTACACCGGGTCAGGAGATAAGAAAAGTGCACACAGGTTTGCCCGGACTCATAGTGAAAGTGCTTACCGATGTAGTGCTCAATGACTTAAATGATTTTGATTTTGAGTCAGATAAGCATAAAAACTTATGGCAGAATTTCGACAAAGAAGATCTGTTCTTAGAGCAGTTAAACACAGCGCTTAGAGAAATGCTGTATATGGGTGATGGTGCTTGGAAGATAGTACTTGATACGGATTTCAGTCCTTATCCTATGTCTGTGTGGGTGTCAGGTCTATATGTTGATTATGTATATCAGTATGGCAGAGTGAAAGAGGTTATTTTTAAGACAGCATATAAGGAGAGCTATAAGACTTATACACTACATGAGATATATGGGTATGGATATATAAATTACAGATTGTATCTGGGAGATAAAGAAGTACCACTTACCACCATTGAAGCGACAAAGCATTTGACTGATTTAGTCTTTGATAAGACGATTATTTTGGCCGTTCCTGCAAAGATATATTCAAGTAAGAAGTATCCGAATAGAGGCGGTTCAATCTTTGATGACGGCAAGCTTGATAACTTTGATGCATTTGACGAAGCCTGGAGCCAATGGATGGATGCTCTCAGGGCAGGCAGGGCAAAGACCTATATACCTGAAGGACTGCTGCCAAGAGATCCAAACACAGGGGCACTTATAAAGCCCAATGCATTTGATAACCGATACATAGCCACTGAGGCGAACATGTCAGAAAAGTCAGATAACAGAATAACTACTGAACAGCCGGCAATACCGCATGATAGTTATTTAGCTTCGTATGTAACCGCCTTAGACCTTTGTTTACAGGGCATTATAAGTCCTAGCACATTGGGTATTGATGTGAAGAAGCTTGATAATGCGGAGGCACAAAGAGAAAAAGAAAAGGCTACTCTTTATACAAGAGGTTCAATAGTAAAAGCCTTACAAAAGGTTCTTCCAAGAGTTATACAGGCTCATTTTGATGCATACAACATACTGAACAAGGCTACACTGGAAGAAGTAAAGGTTGATGTGAACTTTGGAGAATATGCAAATCCAAGCTTTGAAAGTCAGGTTGAGACAGTGGCAAAGGCTAAGACCGGTGGAATCATGAGCATAGAGGCATCTGTAGATGAGCTTTATGGTGACAGCAAGGACGACGAATGGAAAAAAGAGGAAGTAGCAAGGCTTAAAGCAGAGCAGGGGATTGTTGAGATGGCAGAGCCTGCGCTTAACTTAGAGGGGGTATTGATAGATGATAGTATCGATAATGAACCATCAGTACAAAATGTCGAAAGAACAATACAAAGGGATGTTAAAGCTGGCATCTGAGCAAGTGCCTAGCGGTATTTATGCGATAGAGAAGAACGGATATGCCGAACCAAGGAGAGACAGGACCGAAAGTAAGACAAAGCATAAAGAACTTGTAAGGCAGTTCAAGCAATCAGGATTTAAGGTATACAGTAATGAGCCGTCAAGATAATTCTTTAGGTTTTGTAGAACCTGAGTACGATATAGGCAAAGCGTTCGACAAGATAGAGAATGAACTTATAGCTTCTATGATCAGGAACATGGATAGGCATAGAGCTGAAGAATTAAAAGAGGGCTATGACTGGGAAATGTGGCAGGCTTTACAGCTTAAACAGCTTGAGAAGTATAAAAAGTTAAACGCTGCAAGATTCAAGGGCAGGTTTAAAGATATTAACAGCCGGATAGAAGATCTGATTAGAGAGTCCAATAAAAAAGGTTATCTTTCAGAAGAAATAAAGATACTTGAGGCTATAAAACAAGGTTTCTTTGCAAATAAATCGGAGGAAGCTTTAGCAGGTGCTTTCTTTAGACTTAATGAGAGGAAGCTTAATGCACTGGTAAGGGCAACAGTAAAGGATATGAGCACTGCAGAGACGGCAATTCTTAGAATGGCTAATGACAGATACAGAAGAGCTATATTTGATGCTCAAGTTTATGCCAATACTGGAGCAGGTACTTATGAGAAGGCTGTAGATATGGCTACAAAGGATATGCTTGCAGCAGGCCTTAAATGTGTTGAATACTCAAATGGAGCAAGGCACACATTAGCTAACTACGCTAGAATGGCCATAAGGACTGCAAATAAGAGGGCATATCTGCAGGGCGAGGGTGCTAAAAGGCGAGAGTGGGGGCTAAGCATAGTTATAGTAAACAAAAGAGGTGGAGCGTGTCCGCTATGTTTACCTTTTGTTGGCAAGGTTATGATAGACGACGTATGGAGTGGAGGAAAGGCTACAGACGGACCTTATATGTTGCTTAGCTCCGCCATAGCTGATGGATTTTATCATCCCAACTGTAAAGATAGTCACAGTACATATTTCCCTATGCTTGAAGAACAATTACCTGCTGTAAAGGCGACAGAATATCCTGAAAGGTCAGAAGCTACTGCTATTAATGACGCAGAAATCTCAAACAGTGGACGTTTATCTCAATTATTCCCGTTAATAGCTCCTAAGGTTTTCTCAAGAAATGAGATAAAAAGCATAGAGAGTAACTACAGAAAAGAACAGTTGGCCAACTACGCAAACAGACAAATAGAAAAGTATTCAAGGTTGGAAGAATATTCTTTAGATGGAGAGAATATTCAAAACTATTCAAATAAAAAAGATGAATGGACGAATAGATTTTTTAGACGAGCGCATTTCAAAACTGGGGAACTGGATACAATCCATCGCAACGAATTTGAAAGGATTAAAGAATCATTTAACGCCTTACCCGAAGAGAGAGTTGTTAATATACTCCGTAAAGAGTCAGAGGATTGGATTAAGTCGCTATCAAAAGAGGAAATAACCGCTATCAGAAAATACACATATAACTCAGGAGATAAAAAACCCAACAGGTTTTTTGAGAGAATAAATGCAATGCTGAGAGGAGAAATGAAAGAAGATAAAAGGTTAAAGTACTATGCAGACAAGCTATCCTGTGGTATAAATAAGAACAAATTAAATCATAAGGTAATAGCATATAGGGGTTGTAGTGTGGATTTTTCATATGGTGCAAAGATAGGAGAAAATTTTGTTTCAAATCAATTCATAAGCAGTTCTGTTATAAAAAGTCATGCTTTAGGAGGTGATTTCCAGTACACCATATTCGTAAGAGAAGGAGCAAGAGCATCGTATATAGAAAAACTTAGCCATTTCCCAAAGCAAAGAGAGCTTTTACTTGACAGAGATACAATTTTTAGAGTATTGTATAGGCAGGGAAAAGATGTGTATTTAGAGGTGATATAAATGAAAAGAAGAAAAGAAGCTACAAAAAAGGAATACGAAGAATACAGGAAAGCATTGATCGAAGAAAAAATCGGCATCAGAATGTTAACGCCTGAAGAAGTTGAAAAACTAAAAAAAGAAGGTCGTCTTAAAGCACTTTATAAAGTATAAGGTGCTTTTTTAATACAAAGAAAGAGGTGATTGATTATAAAAGTAAAGGTAATAAGTGACTTTTATGACTCTGCAGCCGGAAACATTCTAAGAAGAACCGGAGACATAATAGAAGTCACAGAGGAAAGATTTAATGCCTTAAAGGGCTATGTAGAAAAAATAGAAACTAAGCAAACCAAGGACGCATAAGCGTTCTTTTTTATTGCCCAAACACGATAAGGCTCTAAAAGATGCGTGGCAGGCGACACCTATGACAATGGATTGATGTAGTGGGACACACTAAAAATGGATTAAAGGAGTAATAAACAATGAATGAGAATCAGACAGTGGATGTTCAGGAGCAGAACAATCAAAACCAAGCAAATACACAGCAGGGCAGTACTGCTCCAACTATCGATTATGACAAGATACAGCAGATGTTAAATGGTACCTTAGCTGCTAAAGAAGATACAGCATTAAAGGCTTACTTTAAACAGCAGGGACTGAGCCAAGAAGAGCTTGAGCAGGCTGTAGCTACATTTAAACAGCAAAAGGCAGCTAATCAACCGGATGTAACGGCACTTAAGTCAGAGCTTGATACTTATAAGCAGCAGGCATTAAAAGCTGAAATAGAAAAAACAGCCTTATTTGAGGTATTGGGTTTAGGCGTTGACGCTAAGACCGCGCCTTATGTAATTAAGATGGCTGACTTATCAAGTGTGTTAGGTCAGGACGGTAAAATAAATCAGGAAACGGTTAAATCAGCCATATCAAAGGTGCTTGAAGATGTTCCGGGACTGAAACCGTCAGCGACTCAAACAAGTGGCTTTGTGCAGGTTGGCACAGGTGCCACAGGAGACAATCAAACATCACAGGCAAGTAATGATGCACTGAGAGCAGCATTTGGCCTTAAGTAAGAAAGGAATTAATTATGGCAGTTTACAATTACGCAGAAACATTTACAAACCTCTTGCAGGAAGTGTACAAAAAGGAGCTTTGCTCAGATGCATTGGCAAAGAGTAATCCCGGAGTTGTTTTTATAAACGCTCAGACAATAAAGCTTCCAAGATTGACAACATCAGGATACAAAGACCATACAAGAACACCTGGATTTAATGCAGGTACGCTTCAGAATGATTGGGAAGCTAAGAAGCTTGCCCATGACAGAGATATTGAGTTCTTTGTAGATCCGATGGATATTGATGAGACTAATCTCACATTATCAGTAGCAAATATTCAGAGCACATTTGAATCAGAGCATGCAATACCTGAGAAGGACAGTTACAGATTTTCAAAGCTTCATGCTGAGCTTACAACTTACCACGGAAGAATTGACACAACAGTTATCACTGCTGCAAACTTCCTTGCAGCATTTGATGAGGAAATGTCAAGAATGGATGAGGCATCTGTTCCGGAGGAGGGTAGAATCCTTTATGTAACTCCTGCTATGGCTAAGATCATTAAGGAAGCAGAGGGATTACAGAGGGTAATGTCTGTAACTGCTCCAAACAACGTAAACCGAAACGTACATACATTGGATGACGTTGAGATTAAGAAGGTGCCATCTTCAAGAATGAAGACAAAGTATGACTTTACTGATGGTTGCAAGCCGGGAGCAGGCGCAAAGCAGATCAACTTTATCCTTGTTCATCCATCTTGCGTAGTTGCAAGGGACAAGTACAGCTACATCAAGCTCTTTACTCCTGGCACAGACTCAAGAACAGCAGACGGATATATCTATCAGAACAGAAACTATGGAGATTTGTTCTTGCTTGAGAAGAGAGTAGCAGGATGCGCAATGAACGTGCAGGCATAGGAGGTATAGATGAAAGCGGTAAGGGAGAATAAAGAGTACACAATCACCGAAGAGTTAAAGCAGCATTATAAGGATTCAGGCTTTGACATATATGATGATGAGGGAAACGTAATTGAGTACGGAAGAGGAAAAACAGTAAGCATGGAAGAGCACTTAAAAGCTCTTGATCGTATTGCTGAACTGGAAGAGCAGATAAAGGAGCTCGAAACACAGCCTAAGACCGAAGTAAAGCAGGAAGAAAACAAGCCTGAAAAGGAAGGTAAGAAGTAGCTATGGCTTATACAGGGTATGTTGATGAACAATTTTATAGAGATGTATATAAGGGTATCAGCATACCCCCTGATGAGTTAGGCCGTATGCTGACACAGGCTTCAAGACATATAGATTCACTTACATTTAATCGTATTGTGGCTAAAGGATTCGATAATTTGACAGTATTTCAGCAGGATATCATAAAAGAAGTTGCCTGCAGACAGGCAGACTTTGAGTATGAGAATGCCGATATCATAGATACGGTCTTGCAAGGGTACAGCATAAACGGAGTATCAATGCAGTTTAACGGTAACAGTTGGAATGTGTATGCTGATAAAGGCGTGGCTATTAAAAAAGACCTGTACAGCTTGTTAAGTCAAACAGGTTTAACAAGCAGATTGGTGGGAGCGTGAGATATCCGGTATTAGTCGATAAGCGTTTTTGCAAAACGGATATAAAAGTTACTTTAGAGAGGGAAGGGCTTAACAAATACGGTGAGCCACTTCCTTCTGTTACTTTAAATCTTAAATGTAATTATCAGGATAATGCAAAGACTGTACTAACGGCAGAAAAGAAGCTGATACAGTTGTCGGGTAGTGCCTTGTTCGTTGGAGATATTTGCCCTGAACTTTCGGTACTTTCAGGCGGAAGTGTGGAAGTATTGGGGGTAAAAAGACGAATATTCCAAGGATTTAAAGCTAGGAATCCTGATGGCACTGTTAATTATACAAGATTGGACTTGGTATAAATGGGAGTTATTGTAAGAATCAATCAGCACAGAATAAACGAGCTGAGTGAAACGGCAGTAAAAGCCTTAGAAATGACTGTGGAAGCGGTCCATACAGATATAGGACAAGCTGAAACGGTTCCAATGCGTACAGGAGCGCTATCAGGTGAACAATTCTTTGTTGACTATGAGGATTCAAGAAGAGGATTGGTGAGCTTGGTAAACAGCACTCCATATGCAAGAAGGCTATATTACCATCCTGAATACAATTTCAGAAAAGAGTTTCATGCAAATGCGGGGGCTCTTTGGTTCGCACCATACCTTACAGGAATAAAAAAGGACTTTGCAAGGCGAACATTTGCGACACTATACAGAGCCTTAGGAGGTACATAATGGTTTACTTATCAGATGTAAGAGATTTTATATCATCCTTGAATTTTGTTGATGATGAGCATGTATACAGCGGCAAGCTTGAAGATAAAAAAGATAAATCAGTAGGAGTTTATAGCAGAAAGACAACTACTCCAGATAACATACCTCTAGGTGGTCTGATACAAAAGAGCTTTGATTTTAAGCAGATATCTATACTTGTCCACTGGAATAAAAGTCAAAGAGACACTGAAAAGGCAGCGGTAGAATTATTTAGGCTCTTGCAAAAACAAAAGGATTTTGCTATTGGGCAAAAAAGAGGCAAGTTCATACTTATGGGCATGAGCGAGCCACAAAGCGTAGATACAGATGATAACGGCATCTATGAATACGTCATATGGTGCGATATTTACTATGAAAGAGAGGAATAAACAATGGCAGCACAAACAGGAGTATTTCCGGTTTATGAAAACCAGTTTAAGATAGGCACAGACAAGGCAACAGCTACAACCATAGCAGACATGGAGACATTTTCAGTGTCTTTCAGTAACGGTGTTGAGACTTGGACTCCTATGGAGCATAAGGGATGGCAAAGAGCTTTAATGACTGCAAAGGCCGTAACAATCACTATAAACGGCAAGAGAAACAAGGGTGATGCAGGCAATGACTTTATTGCAAAGAAGGCATTTACAAACGGCAGAGATTCAGAAGGATACTTCTGCTGGACATTCCCTGATGGTACCACAGTTGAGTGGGATATGGCGGTATTTGATGTAAAAAACATGGGAGCAGGAGACTCGACAAACGTTGCTCCACTTGAGTTTGATGTGATCAGTAACGGCAAGCCGAAGGTAACACCGTCAGTATAGGAGGAAGAAAATGAGTAAAGTAATAGATATTACAGATAAGCTAAGTTTTGAGGGTAATCCTAAGCTTGTTGTAAAAGGCGTTGAGTTGGAAGTCAATTCTGACGCTCCAACAGTACTTCTTTTCATGCAACTCATGGGCAGAATGGACGAAGCTAAAGACGATATGGATGCCAATACACTGCTTAAAGCTTATGATCTTTTATTCTCAGAGGAGACAAGAGAAAAGATAAAAGAGCTGGGGGTAGATTTCAAGGATTTGATGGTCATTGTGCAATCTGCAGTTGGACTTATAAATGGCGGAAATAACGAGGGGGAAAATTAGACCCCTATTATGATTTATTTGAGGACTACGATTTGATCGTGTCCTCTTTTTTATCGCAATACGGGGTCAGATTAATGAACCGAGATTTTAAAGAAATGCAGTGGGATGAGTTCAAGGCGCTTTTAGCAGGAATATCTCCGGATACTGCTCTTGGCAGAATTGTGTCGATAAGGGCAGAAGACGATAAGAATATCCTTGATAACTTCACTCCTGAACAGCACAAGATCAGAAATGAGTGGAGAAAGAGAAGAGCACAAAATAAAACTGATGAGGAGAGAAATGCTTTCCTTGATGGCCTGAAAGAAGCATTTATTAAGATGGCAGGAGGTGACTAATGGCAGGAGCTAGCGCTGGATCAATACAACTTGACTTGGAACTAAATCGAAGAGGTTTCGACCAACAACTTAATAGTTTAAGTAGTGTAGCGAAAAAAGCTGGAATGGCCTTGTTTGCCGCATTCTCTGTAAAAAAGTTAGTTGATTTTGGAAAATCTTGCATTGAGCTTGGATCAAATCTTGCTGAGGTTCAAAATGTTGTAGATGTAACATTTACACACATGTCTGACAGGGTAGATAAGTTTGCTAAAGACGCAGCGGTCAACTTTGGTCTATCAGAGACAATGGCGAAGCAGTACATGGGTACCATAGGAGCCATGTCCAAATCATTAGGTTTTTCAGAAAAGGCCGCATATGAGATGAGCGAGGGAATCGCTTCACTTGCAGGAGATGTTGCATCTTTTTATAACATATCTCAGGATAGCGCTTTTGACAAATTGCAATCCATCTTTACCGGAACAATAATTCCTCTTCGTGAGTTCGGTATAAATATGTCTCAGGCAGCGCTACAGGAATATGCTCTAAGAAACGGAATCACAAAATCAATAGATGCCATGTCAGAGCAGGAAAGGGTAATGCTCCGATATAGATTCGTAATGGACGGGTTAAAGGATACGCAAGGTGACTTTCTTAGAACATCTGGCGGATGGGCTAACCAAGTTAGAGTATTAAAGCTTCAATTTGATTCTCTTAAGGCTACAATCGGACAAGGACTTATTAATGTATTCCTTCCTGTTATTAAGATGATAAATGGTCTTATAGGCAAGCTAATGTCTTTAGCCAACGCATTTAGGGCGTTTACAGAGATGATATCGGGCAAAAAAGCGTCCGCAGGCGCAAGTGTTGCCAAGGCTGCAAGTGATATCAACGATATGGCAGGTGCTGCAGGTGGGGCGGAAGATGCCTTGGGTGGTACCGGTAACGCACTTAAGGGTGCAGGAGACAAAGCTAAAAAGGCTGCGAAAGATATAGCCAATGCTACTGCAGGCATAGATGAGCTGAATATAATCAGTAAGCCTGAAGGAGCTTCCGGGGGATCAGGATCCGGAGGCGGAGCAGGTGGTGGCGGAGGCTACAACGCTGATGACTTTGACATGGGAAAACTTGCTGAAGGTGAGGGAGAAGTTGATGGGTTGTCTAGCAAGATCAAAGGGCTAATTGACTATGTAAAAGAACTTTTTGGAGTATTCAAAGAAGGATTCAAGGTCGGACTAGGCGATACTTCTGTATTCGATTCTATTAAGGAGTCAATAGAGTCTATAGGTAAAAGTGTCAAGGATATATTTCTATCTCCTGAGGTACTAAGCGCAGCAGATAAGTTTGCTAAGGCGACCGCATATTCATTTGGGCAGATGGCAGGAGCGTCTGTAAGCATAGGACTTACTATAGCTGATAATATTCTTGGTGGAATATCAAAATATCTTGAGCAGAATAAGAAAAGAATAAAAAGCTATTTTGTCAATATGTTTAACATAGGTACAGAAGTAGCTAAGATAAGAGGGAATTTTGCTACCGCAGTGGCAGATATATTTACAGTATTCCGTGGGGATAATGCTAAACAGCTTACAGCAAACCTTATAGGTATCTTTGCAAGTACCTTTATGGGGCTTACAGAAATTGTGGCTAAGTTTGGAAGAGATCTTACTAACCTTATGACCGCTCCGGTTATCGAAAATGCAGAAGCTATAAAAGATGTTCTTGAAGGTCTTGTACTTTCAATATCAAATATTTACGGTACAGGAAAAGGCATTGTAGACCATTTCATGGAGTCATTAAATAAGACCTATGACGCTCATGTGAAACCGTTTATCGACTCGATAACAGAAGGGGTATCAAAGATAGTGGCTGTATTGTTAAAAGCTTATAACGACAATATAAGGCCTATTATGGACTTGATAGGGGCAAAGTTTGGGGAGTTTTCAGAAAAGCATCTAAAACCATTAATAGACAGATTTATGGAGTTTGCAGGAAGAATTATAGATGTAATGGCAAAGCTTTGGAATTCAATTCTTGCTCCATTCATTGCATGGTTTATTGAGAATTTTGGACCGCCTATAAAAGCAGGATTGGAAGGGATAATAAATATATTCTTTACGCTACTTGGCCATGTAATGGATGTGATAAACGGAATGATTACAGCTTATACAGGATTAATTGACTTCATAGTTGGTGTTTTTACCGGAAACTGGACGCTGGCTTGGGAAGGCATAAAGACTATTTTTTACGGCATATGGGAAATGATGAAAGGTAGACTTTTAGCACTTCTTGACTTAATGTCGGGCATGATAATAGCAAATCTTAACAACATATTGGCCAGATGGACTCTTGCTTGGAATGCTGTAAGAGATCTTGCTGTAAATGTATGGAATTACATTAAGGATTATATAACAAACACCTTTAACGCAGTAAGAAACCTCATAGGAAGTGTATTAGAAGCTATAAAATCAGCTTGGAATAGTGCATGGGATGTTGTAAAGAATAAGACTAATGAAGCATGGAATAATATAAAAACTTTTATCACTGCAACCCTTAATACCATAAAAGCAGGGATTGATAATAGTCTTAGTAGTATAAAGACAGTGTGGACAAGTGTATGGACTGGAGTAAAGACTACAACAGAGAGCATTTGGAACGGTATTTGGGCTGTAATAAAGGGTGTTATAAATAAGATTATCAGTGGAGTTGAAAATATGGTTAACTCAGTTGTTAGAGCAATCAATACTATAATTGAGGGCATTAACAATGTGGCTGATAAGGTACCGGGCATAAAAGGAGACACCATACCAAAGCTTAGAGAGGTGAGACTTCCAAAACTTGCACAAGGTGGTTTTGTAAAGGCTAATACACCACAACTTGCTATAATTGGAGATAATAAAACTCAAGGTGAGATTGTAGCTCCTGAAAGCAAATTGCAGGAAATGGCGGATAGAGCTGCAAAGTCAAACAGCAGTGGAGGATCAGTAGAACAGATGGATAAAATGATAGATCTGATGTCTACATTAGTGTCTTTAGTGGGCGGATTAGATTTAACATTGAATCTTGATGTTCGTGAGTTTACACAAAGACAAGACGAATTAAAGAACCGATTAGGGTACAGGATGACTTAGAGGTGAATTATGAGTTTTTTAATTATAAATAACACAGAAGTACCTGCTCCAGATGTCGGGGCTACTCTTACGGTGGCAACTAATGTAGATGCAGGAAAGAATGCAAATGGAACTTTTGTAGGTCAGAAAGTAGGAAGGGACCAGTACAAAATCGATTCGCTGCAATGGTCGTTTCTTACTGCTACAGAGTGGAGTACTATACTTAGGCTATTTGATGATTTCCGTGTAGTGGCAAGATTTCCTGATATGGTAAATAACAGATTTACAACCTTGATATTATATCCGGGTAATCGTACTGCTATCCCTGTCGAGTGGGATGATGACGGCCTGCCAACTATGTATAAGTCTTGTAAAGTAAATCTAATAGATTGTGGAGAATTGTGATGCAAAACTGTAGTAACGCTTATAAACAACAAATAAAAAAGCACTATAGAAATCTTGCACACATGGCTGTTTCTATAGGTGTAATAAATCAAGAAGCCCAAGAAGATGCCACAGTTAACAAAAGAGAAGAATACACATACTTTTCAGACTTAGAGAAGTTGCTTTCAAATTTTGAGGTAAAAAATCCATACGCAACGCTGGAAGAATCATTTACAAAAGTAGATGGTTCTTTCTTCTTTTTACCAAGAAACGAAAGCAGGCATAATTTAGCAAATCAAGGAGTAGTATCTGACGGAGTTATACGCTTCGATTTTACAAAGCCTTTTGATATAAAGGGGCTGACAATAGAGTTTGCTCATGTACATCCTTTGAATTTTACAGTAACAACGAACAATAAGTCAGTGACTTTTGAGAATACCGGAACATTCTTTAAGACAGATGAAATATTTAACGGTACAACTTTTATAGAAATTAAAGCAAACAAAATGCTTTATGAACACACAAGGTTCAGAATTTATAGAATGATTATGGGATTTGGAGTGTACTTTGATAATCGTAAGATTATAGGATCTACAAAAAAAGAGCACATCAGTCCTATTATGGAAGATTTACAGACTCTGGACTTCTCTATGGATGTTGAAAACAGGGACCGTGCATATGATGTTGAGAATGAGAAAAGTACTATCAACTTCTTAGAGGTTGGACAGGATGTATCTATAAGGTACGGATATGAACTTGATGATAGCACAGTGGAGTGGTTCCAGGGTGGAAAACTTAAATTATCTAAGTGGAGCTCAAACGGTATAAAGCTATCAATAAGTGCAAAAGATAGGTTTGATTCTCTTGATGGAACTTACCAAAAAGGAATATACAAAGAAGAGGGCGCAAGTCTTTATGATTTGGCAACAGATGTATTCCTTGATGGTGGTGTAGATGTAAGAGATTTTGAAATAGATCCATACCTAAAGAGCATATTGATACAGAACCCAATTCCTGCTGTAAAGCATAAAGAGGCATTACAGCTTATAGCAAATGCAGGAAGGTGTATCTTGTATCAGAATAGATACGGAAAAATAATATTAAGAAGTGATTTCATGCCTGAAATGTCGGCAATGTCAGAGGATAAGACAAGATTTTCAAACTTGGAAAAACTACTACACTCTGGCGAAAAAAGCCACTATGCAAATCTGACACAAGGTTATACAAGGACGGACGGTAAGACCTACTTCTTGCCAAAAGGCAGTGACTACTTAAATACTGGATATGTCAGTGAGTCTGTATCTAACGTTGATGGAAGTTTTGCCAATATACCTAAAATAACAATTCAGATGGAGCATGGATTTACAGTATACGGCCTTAGAATGCTTTTTCATGAATATGCTCCGGAGAAGATTTCTTTAGCCTTTTATTATCAGGGTGATTTGCTTGATACTATGGAAATTGATAATGCCGCTTTAGATTTCAAGATACTGCAACAACTACCGTACATGGATAAATTGATTGTATCGTTTATCAAGCAAAGCCCTAATACTAGAGTAGTGCTTGACAGCATAATATTTGGAGATTTGACGGACTATCGCTTTACATATGGGGATGAGCTAAAAGAATACCCGGTAGGAACTATAAGGGAAAAAACTCAAAGAATAAGCGTAGTAACCAGAAAATACAATAAAAGCAATGAAGCTGAAAAAGAGCTTGTACATGAGAAAGTCAATCAGACTGAGCAAGAAAAAGAATATGAGTTTTATATGAACTCTCCAAGCTATGGCTATAGAGCAAGTGCAACAGACCATAATGTGGAGATTATAAAAAGCTCATGCTATATGGTCAGAGTGAAGGTAAGGGGTGCAGGCCTCGTGGATCTAAGCATAACAGGGTATGAATATCTTATATCAAATGGCTCAATTGCTATAGAAGTCAATCCATCAGGGAGAACTTTAAAGTGGGAAAATCCTTTGATATCTACTGACGAACATGCTATCGAGGTGGGGGAATGGATGAAGCCATTCCTTGCATCAAATAGAGACTATACATTAACTGATAGAGGAGAGGTAAGGCTTGACGGAGCTGATCTGGCTTACTTAGATAGCAAACATGAAAAAGATATGCTCATAAAGCTTACAGACTACACTATGAACTTTAATGGCGCCTTTTCAGGAAGTGCAAAGGGAAGGAGGGTATAAATGTGGACTAAGCCTAAAATAGACTGGGATATAAGCTCACGCTTTGACATGAAGGATTATAACCGAATAAAGAACAATTTAGATTATTTAAAAGAATTGTTCCTTACTTTGCAACCGGCTGTACCTTGGCAAAACATGGGAACGGATAAAGGCTATGTAGACTATCCATATGCTGATGACATAAACAGATTTGAAGATAATTTGGACACTCTGAATAAAAGCTTTATAAACTTAGAAATCGGAGATAAAAAGACCTTTTACGAGAATCAACCCTTCATTGATTTTAATGAGCTAAATAGGATAGAAAAGGGTATTCAAGTATTGTACGAGCATCTGTATGGTGGCTCACAAAGTAGGCCTATGTTGAGATTTACTTTAAACGGAGGAATATTTTAATGGCGCTAAAAACTAATTATAAAGATGCGGTGTTTTCTGGTGAAAGAAAATACCAGGAGATTTTCAATCCTGATGGAACAAAATCCTTTACGGATAGAACAACCTATACAACTCCAGGCGATCGCTTCGGTGCAAATGATATCAATGCAACAAACTCTGCAGTAAATGCTCTGGCTAATTCAAGAGTAGTAGAAATCAAGGCCGCCGACTGGGCGCCTACAGGTATATGCAATCAAAGAATAAACATACCTGGGATGAAATCTACAGACACACCTATAGTGAGTCATTACTTTGCCGGCAATGTTACAGACGCAAATCTTATAAAAAGAGCTTGGAAAGCATACAGCTGTGTGGATATGGTCGAAACTTTTGACGGATATATGGTACTTAATTGTTATAGGAAGAGGCCTGTAGATAGCTTTTTAATACTTGTAAAGGGGGTGGGAGTGAATGGCTAAAGCACTACTTATGTCAGGCGGAGTTGGAGGAATTACATCTGACGATGTGACAGCGAAAAAGTGGCACGTGGTGCAAGGATTTACAGCGCTTACGAGTGATAGCGGTGACGAGCCGGCAAATGGGGAGTTAGCCAATAAGGGCAATGGCGGAGCGCCTAACGGGGTTATTTGCCCGGAAATGTTTTATTACACGCTTGAGGGTGCATATGTTGCAAGATTTGACGCAGGCGCTTACTACAATACAGGTGAAAGAGGTCAATGGAAGCCATATGTGTCAGTGCCGGTGTGGATGGCTAAACAGGCAACAAATTATCATCCGGAAAAGACCTTATCAGACACAGTAACCTGCCAAGAGCGAGGTACTGTTAAAATGATTGATACTAAGCTTAATAACTATACTAATAATCAAGCAAGGAATATTGGTATAGACAGTGGTAGAGGGAAGCTGTGGATGGAATTAGGGCACGGCAATGCTTATTACTACAGAGATGATAATGTGCCCCATGTTGAAACTGACTCAACTAACTTTGGAGATGTAACCGCGGATAAGGTCATGCGAGGGTATACGGCAACAAGCAAAAATGGAGTTAAATTCGCAGGCACAATGCCCGACTATTCAAGCGGTAGAGTGGCTTTTAGGAATGCCACCTTTGACAATGTTTTAGTGTTAGGGGTGGCGAATATAGGATTAGGGAATAACCTAAATGTTTACAGCAAACCGTCAATTGAAATAAGAGATGGTATAATAAAATTTTATAATGGTGGTTCGGTTTCAGGAGGAGGGCTTCACCAATATAGAAGTAACACTGTTTTGGAAGAAGCAGTTACACTTGCTCATTCCGTAAATTTAACGCCATTTAGAACTATAAGGTTAGGTTTAAAATATCCATATGGTGGCAGATGGGGAACTGTTGGTGGTGTAGGTTCTTTAGTAGGTATTTTATGGGCATTACCTACAAATATAACACCTGAGTATGTGCCAAGCAGGAACGCAAAAATAAACCCGAATGTTATAAAAAGAGCTGGTTACAAAGATGGGGTTATACCTGCAACGCAGGGACAGTGGAATACACCTACTGAAATACCGGCAGGTGCAGAATATTTTGTTGATATAGATGTGTCTGATTTACAAGGACATCATAGGATTGTTTTAGGGATGGCTGTTTCAGAAGCAAATCACAGGGAGGATTTTACAATACAGGTTGCTGTATATGTTAACAATGGTATATCCGGAATTAGTCATATAGAATTTATAAATTAGGAGGTAGTCCAGTATGAAATACACAGTCATATACAGAGATAACGGAGACGTATTGGCGGTTATATCTGAGCAGTCGGATATCAAAAATATAAAGATTGATACATTTGATATACCGGATGGACATATCATAGATAGTATAGATGTAAGCAGTAAAAAGCATACTGCTGTCACCCATGCAACAGGCATGGTAAGCGCAGATGAACTTGAGAAACAGGCTAAATCTATCACCATGCTTGAAAAAACAGTAATGGAGCTTACAAGCCTTGTTATGGGCGATGAATCCATGAAGGATGACGGTGAACAATAATGCGATGGCTATATATAAAGCTATACATTTTGTTAGGATATTTAATTTGTTTTGTTTTTGATGAAAGGAGAAACAAAGATATGAAGTTTAAAAATTTAGCATTATTTTATGTGAATCTTATACTTGAAGGCAAGTGTACTTATGCTGAGGTACCACGAAAGCTAAAGCCTTATGTAAAGCAGGTGGCCATTGATTTAGGCGTATGGGAGATAGTAGAGGGAGGCACAGAGGATTCAACTGCTACTCCTTCAAATGCAACACATGAGGAGTAAGTGCAGTGTTTTTACAAGATTTATCAGATGTTAGCAGGGTGATACACACTATCACCCCTTTTTTGACCATATTGAGTGTAGTGGTGGAGGTTGCCCCGATTAAAATCAATCCGTGGACCACTGTGTTCAAGTATGTGGGCAGTATTGTAAATAGGGGAGTGTATAAAAAGCTTGATAGTATAGAGTCAGCCACTCAAAGAAATGCACAGTCTATAGAGGATATCAGAAGCGACATGGAAACAAGATTTGATGCATACGACAAGCAAGATAAGGAGTATCAGGCTGTAGGCATGCGAAATGAGATTATCAACTTCGCCGAAAACCTCAAGCTTGGCAGAGTTTATTCAGAAAAACAGTTTGAATACATTCTTGATGTAGTATCAAAGTATAACATGCATTGTGAAAAATACAAAATTAAAAACCATTACATTGATGATGCACACGATATTATCAAATCTGAAATGAAAGAAAGATTTGAAGAGATTAAGAAAGGACATAGATAAAATGAATAGTTATTTTGGAAGATGGGCAAAAGCAGCAGGAGTAAGAGCATTAAAGACAGTAGCACAGACAGCAGTAGCAACGATAGGTACAGGATCGATTATAAGCACAGTAGATTGGAAGCTTGTAGTTAGTGCTTCCGTAGTAGCAGGCGCACTATCTATACTTACCAGTATAGCCGGGCTTCCTGAGGTAGAGTAATGTAGTGAGGGCTTCGGCCCTCTTTTTTAGCGCAAGAAAGGATAAAGGTATATGATTAAAATTGGACAAGCAAGCCGTGATGAGCGAGGTAAGTATAGTGGGGGCGAGGCAGGTGATCAGGACGGACAGGAAGTAGCAATTCGCAGTTGGTACAATCGTCCATGGAATAAAGTTCTCAGACCGAAAAATCCTGCGATCGCAGGAAGAATAGCAGCTGCAATGGAGGATGCATGCAAGAATGACGATATCGGATACGATCAATATGAGCGAACTACTTTATATGATCTTTGTAAAGCAAATGGTTGGAATATAAAAGCAGTAAATAGACCGTGTGAAACTGATTGTTCGGCTCTGGTTGCAGTTTGTGTTAATGCAGCAGGAGTTAGAGTATCAGGAAGCATCTATACTGGCAATGAATCTGCTGCATTGTTGAGGACAGGGGAGTTTGAATTGCTTGATGCTCCTAAATATCTTATGACAGATGAGTATTTGCGAAGAGGGGACATTCTTTTGTACGAATTCCACCATACTGCTATAGCTCTTGAGAATGGTTCGAAATCAAATATTCAGAATCAAAAAAAGCTATCTTTTAAGCTCGGTTGGAACAAAAACCATAGCGGCCAGTGGTGGTATGCCGACAATCCCAATAGTTATATTGCCGGCAGGTGGGCATTGATAGATGGTCGCTGGTATGTTTTTGACCAGAAAGGCTACATGATAGTTGGATGGTTCAAACAGGGACCAGACTGGTACTATATGAATCCTGCAGACGGTGCAATGTTGTCGGGGCAGTGGCTAAAACTTGATGGAGTTGACTACTATCTGACCAAGTCGGGAGTGATGGCTAAGAATGTATATATATTGACGGATGGCATATATTACAAGGTAGACGGGAATGGCAAACTTGTAGAAGAGTACAAGAGCGTGCCTACAGATGCTGAGAGTGTGGGCATAGCAGAGTAGAAGAAAAGGCAAGAGGTTTAATCCCCCCTTGCCTTTTTTACCGTTCGGGCTGTTCAGCCAAAATATAGATTGTTTTTTGCTCTTCATCAAAAACTGCTTTAACTTGTCTATTTTCGGCAGTCAATCCCATGTCATTGATCCACTCTTTCGGCAAAGATATTCTTGTCGATACAGAGCCGGACCCGGATTTTTGAAACATGACATTTAATGTACGTTCACTACAGTTTTTCATTGTAAGATTTTCCTATCTGTGTTATGTTATATTTAACAGATAGGACGGTGTGAGTAAGTCCGCCGTCCCCTGTTACCTCTTTGCTAGCTATTCGCTAGCTTTTTCTTTTTTAGCCATCTCTCGAACATCACTGATAGCTTTTTGAACCTCATCCATAGTCTTGCAAGCTGCGAACTTGTCGACCACAAGATTAAGAATGACTTCCATTTGCTTATCTGTCATACTCTCCATATGAGCTCCTTTCTCCACCTACTCTTGGCTTATAACAGTTAAGAGATATCCCTCTCAACTGATATTAGTATATCACAAAATAGACGTGTCGTCAATATAATTTGATATATTTTTTATTTGAATGTCTAATAAAAGTCTAATAAAATAAGAAGAAAACCAGTATATACAAGGCTTTTATGCCTTTTAAAGTCCTGACTGGGGGTCAAGAGGTCGCAAGTTCAAGTCTTGTCATTCCGATATTAAAATGGCTTAAACATGTATGACACTTGTTTAAGCCATTTACAGCATTAGGGAGGAGAACTAAATGAAAAGTAATGATAATTATGAAATGAGAGAAGCTACAGAAGAAGAATATATTGAACATATGAAGGCGCTTGCAGAAGAAAAAATAGGGATTCGAATGTTATTACCTGAAGAAATTGAACAGCTAAAAAAAGAAGGACGTCTAAAGCCGCTTTATGAAGTCTGATAAAAGTCCCTCGAGTACATACACTCACATAAACCTTAAATGAAAATTAATTTGTATAAATTTTAATATATGATAAAATGAACCTAAAGTAGCT